CATGCGCAGTTGGTTAATAGGTTTTAATGCTTTGTGTAAGTGTGATACAACAGACTTACGTTCAGAATCTAAAAGACCAGATGTGATATAGACAACCGAATCATTTGTGAGTTTTACACCAGAGTTCTGCTGTCCTGGTTTTTCTTGGTAGATGTAATACTCATTGGTAGCTTCAATAATATTAGCACCAGTTTGAGGATCTTTCTTTTTCTTGACCTCTTTGACTTTACGAATCTTAGCAGAATCAATAGGTCTAATATCTGCAATACCTGCTTTTACATTGGCTTCGTTTACTACAAGATGGTATACAATCCTACCATCAATGTACCATCTCTTAAAGATGTCGTGACCAAGTTCATTAAACTTCATCATAGATGTGATTTTTTTAAACTCTTCGGTCATTAACTTTTTAATCTTATCGGAAACTTGTAAATTATCTAATTGCAATTCAATTGGACTATCGTCTGTACCCGTAATGGATTCATTTACAATATCTTCTAATGCAGCATCCACTTCTGGGTGCATTGCAACTCCACGGTATTTATAGATTAGTGAAGAGTTATCTTTGGATTTATCACCGTGAATATCAATATATTGCCCATAATGAGCCCCAGTTGATGTGACATAACCAGCACCATCATCATCAATCTTAGGTACGATTGATTTTAATTTTTTATCTTCTTGTTCAGCCTGTTTAGTTCTTGAAATTTCAAAACCAAAAAGCCGTAAAGAGTTTTCAGCCATACCTTTTTCTCTCAGATTAAATTAAGATTTAGGTAGGGCATTTCTGCCCCACCTATTTTTATATATACACTTCTTATGAAGTAGTATCTGACTCCCAATACTGCACCTGGAATTCAACAGTGAATCTTTCAATATCATCGTTGGTTCCATACGCAAGATCAATTGGTGATACAGACGTAGGGAAACAACCACGGAAATTATACCGCTTTAATACTGTTTCATCCCTATCTAACTGCTCCACAATTAAATCCGCTTCATAGTCAACAGGTGCTGTCAGACCAGTATTTGCACTGTGTGCATTAATACCATTCATCCAGCGCTCCATCGCATTACGGATTCTAAAATCAGTGTCATTAATAATAGTTGGAGACCACACATCAAAAGTACGGTCACCAGCAATTTTAAGCTGTCTGCCACGGAATGGAATAACAATTGTACCCATAATCGAGCCAGGAAGCTGAGCTGCTTCACACATAAAAGATGTCAGTTCAACATCTCCATTTGCGTATGCAGGAAAGTTGATGGTCGCCTTAAATAAATTAGGACGTGCACCACCACCTTTCAATTTTGCTTTAAAGTCGTCTACTGAAAGGACCATTTATTCTCTCCCGCCTTATACAGTACCAACAACTTCACTAAATTCTACACCAGTTCTCACAGCTACGAAGTTGAGTGTTACGTAGTTGATCGAACGTGCAGGTTTAACAAAGATGCTACATACAAATTCGTTTCTATCTATAACTGCCGGAGTATTGTTTGTTTCATCACAAACAACTTGGAAGTCGGTGATACCTCTACGACCTTGGATTTCACGCAAGAATGGTTCAATGACGTTTTTAAACTCTGCACGAGTAAATTCATCGTTGAATTCAAACATCACATTTCTAGCCGCAATGGAGATTGCTCTTTCAAGCCCTAAGAACAAACGACGCACGTTAATGCGATCAAATGCACTCGGTCTTGCAAGCTTGGTTTTATCACCAAACAGTAATACACCCTGTCCAGGAATATTTGCAATTGGGTTAATACCTGCTTTGTAAAGTGTATCTCTTTCTGTTTTAATAGGCGAATATGCCAGTGATGTAATACCTAAATACTGCCCACGTCTTGGACCAGCAGGTGAGAACCAAGGAGCAGCAACATAGTCACTTGCCGCCATGATACCAGCCGTAGAAGAGGAAGCAGGAATAAAGATATACTGATCTGTAAACTTATCATAAACTTTCAAGTAGTTGTTATCTACAATCAAGTACGAAGAGTTAGTGAAAGTATTTGCAGTTGTAACAGAAGATGTAACAGGTGTTGTATTATTAACAACAGCCGCTCTGTTAGGTGACGCAACCACAACACAGTCTTTACGGGTACCTTGTGCAATTGATACAAGATCATTTACAACAGTGGTCTGATCTGCCTGGACACTTAAACCTGGTGCGATTAAGAAATCAACCAAGGTTGTATCAACATCTTCGAACTTATCAAAGCCTGTTGCATACTGTGCAGTACCTAAAGCAGAACCGTCTGCTCCTTTAGCCATACGAATGGATCCAGTTACAGTTCCTGTTTTTGCATAGTTCTTTGCGGTTGTTGAAGCAGTACCTGCTTTTGCTGTAAATGGAGGAGTTGTTTGAGTTGCACCGAAACCAGCCATCCAAACATATTCGGAAGCATTGTTGATAACATTTTTGACGTAGTTTGTAGAACCATCGGCATTTTTGTTATCATTCGACAAAGACATGAATGGAAAGGTTTCGAGTACTGAATTTTTGGTGCCCGTAAAGAGACCACCAGCATCAATAACTGCAACGTGAATTTCGTCTTTTGATGAACCTCTTGCACTATCCCAAGCAGACGTGCCTGGTGCAGCATCAAAGGAACTCTTATAAGTCCAAGCATCAAAGTCTGTAGTGCCCGATGAGTCAGCAGTACAGAATTGGACTTCGATGGAATTACCTAACAGCCCTGGCCACTTTGAAATGAAAGTGTGGGCAGAGTCATTGAGAGCTGTAATCTGGTTATCCCAATTATCTCTATTTTTAACAACAGGAGCGGCTGCACCTGCGTCGGAGTCAAAGCCGTTCACGGCTCCGTTGATTTCTCTAACGATATTTAAATCGCTGGAATATCTTAAAAAATATGCGGCAGAATGCCATTCGACAGTGTTGTCACTGTCAGGAGCACCAAATGTTTCGATTAAGCCTGCCTCATTTGCGACCAGAGTAGGCTCCTGCACCGGACCCCATCTAAACTCGCCGACAAAAGCACCGGTACTTGTTGGAACATTAGGTACACCCCCAGTTAAATCAATCTCCTTCGTAACAATTGCTGGAGACTGAGATGGAGTTGTAAGTGCCATAGCGTTTATTCCTCAGTTTTTATTGATAAGCTTATCATAATAC